ATCCGTAAAGTCGGTGGGCATAACTGGTCAGCTAACAGGAAGTCGCGCAGATTTAATGATTTTGGACGACATAGAGGTGCCTGGAAACTCCATGACGGAGCTCATGCGTGAAAAATTACTTCAACTTTGTACAGAAGCGGAATCGATTCTTACCCCCAAAGATGATAGCCGTATTATGTATCTCGGGACTCCTCAGACTACTTTTACTATTTATCGTAAGTTGGCAGAGCGTAACTACCGTCCGTTCGTTTGGCCAGCAAGATATCCAAGAAAAGGCACACTTGCCAAGTACGATGGACTTCTAGCACCTCAAATCCAAGAAGATTTGGATATGGGTGTAGAAGAATGGGATTGTACTGATGATCGTTTTGATAATGAAGACTTATTAGAACGTGAAGCTTCGATGGGTAGGTCAAACTATCTATTACAGTTTCAGTTAGATACGAGTTTAAGCGATGCGCAGAAATTCCCCCTTAAGATGGCTGATTTGGTTATCACTAGTGTTAACCCTACTGAGGCTCCCGACAATTGCATATGGTGTTCAGACCCCTCAAACGTTATCAAAGACTTACCCACAGTCGGTCTTCCAGGAGATTACTTTTACTCTCCAATGCAACTCCAAGGAGAATGGACACCATATTCAGAGACAATTTGTTCAATTGATCCGTCAGGTCGAGGAACAGACGAAACAGCAGCAGCTTATATATCCCAAAAGAATGGATTCCTATATTTGCATGAAATGCGTGCGTATAGGGACGGATACAGTGACAGTACCTTGCTCGACATCCTACGAGGATGCAAAAAGTATAATGTCACAAAGCTCGTCATTGAAACCAACTTTGGAGATGGAATAGTTGCTGAACTATTTAAAAAACATTTACAACAGACAAAACAATTAATAGATGTTGAAGAAGTGCGTGCAAATGTTAGGAAAGAGGATCGTATCATTGACTCTCTTGAGCCAACTCTTAATCAACATCGTCTTATTGTTGATAAGTCTGTCGTGGAGTGGGATTATAACTCTAATAAAGACGCAGCTCCTGAAGAGAGACTCCAATACATGCTCTTCTACCAAATGTCAAGAATGTGTAGAGAGAAAGGAGCAGTAAAGCATGACGATAGATTAGACTGTCTTGCACAAGGTGTTAAATACTACATTGATGCAATGGGCATTAGTGCTCAAGAAGTTATCAAAGCTAGACGTCAAGAAGAGTGGAATTCAATGTTAGAAGACTTCTTAGATAACCCCCAATCCTCTGCTAATCATCTTGTCTTTGGAATGAACAAAGACCAAAGAGATCAAGCTAGACGTAAAGAAGGTGGAAAGACAGTCCCCACCTGGACTTAGACGGTAGGACATGTATACAGGAAGAGGAAGGGTGGACCTCCTCCTGTGGAGGGAGACATCAACCTCTCCCTTCTCTTAATACTTATATTACTTATATCCCCAATTCCACCACAAACGCAACTGAATCTTTGGATATACCTAATATACCTATTATACTTTAATAATCCATCCGTCAATGACTACTCCACACCAACCTAAACAAATCAAATCTAAATGGTACTATATCTTCTGGTCTATTGCTACTGTATGTGTTGTAGCAGGACAAGTTTATGTAGCTACTAGTTATAGATTGTTAGCAGAAATGTTAAGATTATCTTTAACATGATTGATACTCAAGCAATGGGTGTGCCTAACTCAACAGTTACAGCACATAAACCTCATAAACCTTTTAAATCTAAAGAGATTAACGCATTTACAGATAAAGAAAGAGAAGAATTGAAGCAAATCATAAGAGAAGTGTTGAATGAATAACTGTTTTGGATATTTTATGATATTAGTTTGCTTATCAGGATTGACTTTAGGAATCACAGACATGATCTACCTATACTATTTACTTAAATCTTGAATAAGTTAGAAACTAAATTACTTAAGCTTAACACTAAAGCACAGAAATGTGTGTCTCGTGAGAAGGCTAAGAAGATATTAAAAAAGATTAAAAAGATCTATGGAGAAACCGAAACTGCTCTATGAGAGCCTACAAGGCGCTACAATACACTCTTATGACCTACCAGGTGGTAAGAGTACTTTCAACCGCTATATAGCCTGTTATAAGGATGTCTGCGTGTTTAATAAGAGCCTAGAAGAAGCAGAAAACTACCTATTCACCCATGTTAAAAGTTTATGATGATTTTTTATCAGAAAATGATTTTAAATTAGTACAAGATACACTACTTAGTAAAGAGATTCCTTGGAGATGGTCACAGAATATAGCAAGTGGTGATGATCCACCTGAAAAGGATAACTTTCAGTTCGTACATGCGTTATGTTCTAATAATATAGTAGCTTCTAACTATATGGAGTTTTTAGAACCTTTGACAAGACGATTGACTGCTAAGTCTTATGTTAGAGTTAAAGCAAACCTAAGACCTAGGACGTCAGAGATTGTTAAGAGTTCTTGGCATGTTGATACTACAGAATTGTGTAAAACAGCTATCTTCTATGTTAACTCTACAAACGGCTGTACCGTGTTTAGAGGTGGAACTGAGGTAAAGGGTATAGAGAATCGTTTGTTGCTGTTTGACAGCCATATAGAGCACGCTGGGACGTCGTGTACAGATGAACTGCGTAGGGTTGTGTTGAATATTAACTATCATCCTGTGAAAATGAATGGTAAGGAGCAGTTACCTCTTTGATTTTTGACATAATTTTCTGAAGCCTATATTCGTGGTAGTACGGATGTTCTATCCCCCCTGGTGGGGGTCGTTTTCCACAGGGTTGTGGATAGGTACCCCGCTCGTGCTTCGCACTCGCTCGCATAGCACGTGCAATACATGCACAATGCGGCGGGACGAGCGAGCGTAGCGAGCGAGGCAGTAGTACATGTGAACTAATTGCTGATGATCTGTAGCGATTGTCAGGAGATGCTGACCGATGGTTGACAAGACATCCTATCTAGTTGTACGTTACGTGTCTCGACTCTCCCTGATAAGGGGGAGGAGAGTCTCGTCACTACACTACTAGATAGAGAGAGGGGCGAGATGATTCGGTTTGTTACTGAGTGTTAAGCACAACTTGACAAATCAGCAAATCCCTGCTATAAAGGGTACAAGTGAACGACATCACGTCGAAGCTTGAAGTAGATCGTTATCCTTTGCATCGAACCGACGGGCACTGACGACAGACTCAACAAGTAACGTAGTTTGATGAGACGCCACGCATCATTACCTTGACAACTGAATACAACGTAGCGAACAGTGAACAGCTGACGAGCAAGCAGCGCTTGAGTAAGTCTATGGATGCAATGTCCAAAGCGCATCAAGAACGTGCAAGTCGTTCCGTCAGCATTTGTTTAGTAACTGGAGTTACAACATGAATGCAATCATCCATTGCACACCTACCATCTTCATGACTGATGCGGTCAATCATCCATACATCACGGTCATCGATAACATCGAGGACTACGGTGAGGTTGATCTAATCGTCGAAGATGTACCGTACGAGATCGTTGACGGTGTTTATCAAGATCCTGATGAACAACTCTGCGAGTTCTACGGTATTGACTACAACCTAGTCAATTGTGTTGAGGCGGCGTGATGCCTGGGATCAAATCCCTCTCAATACACTAGGCATTCGTGCCTAATTGTTCACCTAACTACCCATGTTTAACCTCATGTCTTATGTACCAGTACCATTCCGTACATCCAACGCAATCGAAAGCCTGGATGTTGACATGCTCAAGCAAAGAGCACGAGTCACCTTCAAGGACGGCGGTGTATATGAGTATGCAAATGTTAGCAAGAGAGCAATCGCAAATGTCCTGTTTAATCCCAACATATCATTAGGATTCTGGGTTAACAACAACCTAGTTAACAACTATGAGCGGGATGTCGTAGCATTCTGCCCACCTCAATTGCCATCATTTGTATAAACAACAGGGACGCAAGTCCCTTCCTGATCCTATGATCTAACGGTTATGATGCCAGCCTGTCACGCTGGTCATGTGGGTTCAATTCCCACTAGGATCGTTGCCCATTAAGGGCATACTGTTCACCTATTCATTATCATTATGCTCAATGCAATTGATAACATCAAAGCTACCTATGACTACGATCAATGCAAGGAAATTGCTGAGAATGGCTGTCAATCTGGTGTGTGCTCTGAACACATATATTATGGTGACACCATCCAGTTCTTTGATACTTATGCAGACGAAGTTACCAACTACATCAAGGATGTCCTTGGTATCGGGGCGTTAGATGAGACATTCAAGGACTCTAATTATTCTATCAATATGTATAAGAATAATATGACATGGATATTCATTGAACTCGTAGCCATGGAAGTTGTTGATGAAGTAGAGGAGCAACAATTAGAGGATGACCTCATAATTGAGGGGTATAATCCTGCACGTAGCATGTCAATGTCACGATATGCTCACGCATAATTGACTCTCTCCTCCTGCTCATGGTATCATGGGTAGGATGAGGGACTCACGTCTCTTATGTTCACCCTGTTAGTCAATCATGACAACAACACAAAAGCTACAACCCAAACCCATCAGAAAGGTAAATACTATGACCGAATCACCTAATGTTGTTATCACTAAGCAGCGTGACTTTACGCATAAGGAACCTGTGATCATCCCTTCTCACCTTGATGAGATACCAGTAATCAGTGCTGCATCTTACATCAAGGACGCACGCAACCGTTGGTACATACACAACGTTGAAGTTAGAGAGTTATGGGATGTTCACGTTGATATCTACAACAAGGTTAAGCCTCATGCAGTCAGTGCATTTGATTACACAGTGACTAAGGTTAAGGAGTTAACCAATCGTGGCTAGTTGGATTGTCCCTTTTTATTGTATCTTGTGTTTATTAATCTTCTACCTATTCTGGGTATCAGATCATAATCAACCACGACCACCTAGATACTGACTCTCTAAATAAAGCCTTCGGGCTTTTCTTAGGGACTCACACTCCCTTATTCTTCGTATTAAACTATGGATCAATTCAAGAAGTATGAATTCACCATTAAGGTGAAGACTAATCATAACCCTACGCAAGCTATCGCTGAGATAATAGCTGCACTCAAGGGTATGTTACCTGTTCTTTCTATTGAACATCGTTTAATAGAAGAACGTCCAACAAGTGATGAGCACCATGGAGGTATTGTCGATGATGATACCTAACTGGCAACATCACTCAAAGAAAGAACAAGGACGCACCCTGAAACCTCAGGCTCTGCGTTCTTCTAAACAACAGCTTAAGGCTCTTAAGTTGAAACTTAACGTTCACAATCACGCGTCAAATCCATGAACAAATACCTCGTCACGCTTTCTAGTGGAAGGGATTTCATCCTTAACACTACGCAAAGTATATATGACGTCGCTTATCAAGCTTATGAGGAAGCTTGTTTAATGGACGATTACTTAGTTGACATAGAGGAAATTACAGATTACGATGTCTAAGAAGAAGCCTTATTTCCACAATAACGTGGACGCCATCCGCCAAGCACCAGCTGAGTGGTTTGAATCAATACCGTATGATGACTTCATGGATTGGAAGACGGGTGGTTGGGAACTACCATCATCAGTCAACTGTATTATCCGTGAACGTGATCTCGAAACTGGCAAAGTTACCGAGTATGTATACAAAAGGTCTAGTGCTGCTAGAAAGCGCTTAGCGATACAAATGCAAAAAGGAACTTCAGAGTTTACGGTGTGTGATGCTCAAGCAATTCATTTACTATCACCGCAAGAAGACTATGACGACCCACTCGCTTGATGATATAATCTCTTATGAGAAGCAAGCACTTGACATGCTTCCATTAGATCATCCTCATTATGAGGAGATTAAGCAACTATTAATTGATCAAGTTAACGAGAACATCGAAGATTATGCCAACACCCTTCGAGATTGATGAACAAATTAAACTCGAAAGAGCTCAGATAGCTCAAGGACTCAAACGACTTAGAGATAATACTTCTAAGTTAGAAGAGAAGAGCTATGCCTCTGCTACTGTGTACGGTATTACTTCAATTGATGCTTTGCTACCTCTTGTTGTTGAGCGTATCAAGGATACAAACAACCGAATAAAAGAAGGTAAGACAGGTAAGTCATTCAAAGAGATACAACAATACCTGTCAGACCTTGAACCTCTTGCTTCCGCTGCTATCGCATGTAAACTAACCTTTGATAAAGTATTTAGTTACAAAGAAGGTAGTAATCAGATCGTCAATGTATGTGATTCTATCGGACATGCAGTAGAAGATGAGTGCCAAATGAGACACTATGAGACTAATGCACCTGGATTACTTAACGTATTAAAAGAGAACTACTGGCATAAATCCATAGGTACACATCAGAAGATTGTTGTGATTCAAACACTAATGAATCGATATGATGTTAAACCTTGGACGGCATGGGGTAGATCTAACAGAGTTAAGTTAGGTGCTTGGTTATTAGATTGCATTATGGAAACCAGTGGTTGGTTCTATAAAGATATGCGACAAGAAGGGAGGCGTAGGGTTAATTATGTAATACCCACACCTGAATTCATTGCTATCAAGGACAAAGTTATGCAAGACAGTGAGTTATTTGCTCCACTTGCTTGGCCAATGTTGATAGAACCTAACGATTGGGGTAAGAAACCAGGTGGTTACTTGCTTAATGAGGTAATGCATGGTCATGAAATGGTACGGAGAGGCGATAGGACATGTATACAGGGAGAAACACCAATCGCTTTCCTGAACAAGATTCAGAAGGTAGGTTACAAGCTAAACACCTTCACTGTAAACGTAGCCGAACAGCTCTGTGAGAAAGGGATACAGATAGGTAAGTTTATACCTATCATAGAAATGTCTCTCCCACCCAAACCTCCTGATATAGCAGACAACAAGGATGCTCGTAAGAGTTACCGGAGAGCTGCTGCGGAGGTTATGAATAGGAATGCTAATGCCTTCCGTCGTTCTTGTAGGACAAGGATGACAATGGAGGCAGTGAGAAGGTTTAAAGGTAAGGAGTTCTTTATTCCGTGGTCTTTTGATTACAGAGGTAGAGCTTATCCTATACCTGCATTCCTAACACCACAAGATACTGACTTTGGTAAATCATTGATAAGATTTTCTAATGAGTCAATGTTGACTGGTGATGCTTATGACTGGTTATCCTTCCAATGTGCTACTACATATGGTCTTGATAAGGCTACTATGGAGGAAAGGTTACAATGGACAAAGGATAATATATTCACAATCACGCGTGTTGCGCTTGATCCTATAGATAATATAGGAGATTGGGAAGCAGCTGAGGAACCTTGGCAATTTTTAGCAGCATGTGATGAGTATTATCACTGTGTTATCTTACAAGATAGAAAGTCAACTGGTTTACCTGTAGCAACAGACGCTACATGTAGTGGTCTACAGATCCTAGCTGGTTTAGCTAGAGATAAAAAGACAGCACAACTCGTCAATGTGGTGCCTGCTGTACGACCTCAAGACGCTTATAAGGTTGTGGCTGAAGTTTCCAAATGGAACATTCCTGATCAATTGCGACAGATTTGGGACCGTAAGTGTGTTAAACGTACGGTTATGACTATCCCTTACAACGCCAAACCTTTCTCTAACCGCACCTACATTAGGGACGCATTGTTAGAGAAGAACATCGAGATAGACAAGGATGAGCTCACACAGATCGTACAAGCCGTCAGGATGGCAATGGATAAAATTGTCCCTGGTCCTATGTCTGTCATGAAATGGATAGAAGAGGAAGTAGCTAAAGCTATTACTAGAGGTGAGCAGTATTTAAAATGGGTTACCCCATCTGGATTTATTGTTCATCAACGAATCATGAAGAAGAAAACTGAAATACTTAAACTTCAGTTACTTGGGAATTGTAAATTAAGTGTAGCTACAGATGATACAAACGAGGTAGATAGAGCTAGGCATAAGGCAGCAACCGCTCCTAACCTAATACATTCTCTAGATGCTAGCTTGTTACATCTAAGTACTATGCGATTTGATGCTCCCATTGCTTTGATACATGATTCAGTACTATGTAGAGCTACTGATATGTCTATTCTGTCTTGTTTGGTCAGAGAAACCTATATGGAACTCTTTGCTAAGCAAGATTACTTAACCGACTTTGCTTCTCAAATAGGAGCAGAGACTGAACCTCCGATCATTGGAGACTTAGAACCCTCCACAGTGATTGACTCCACTTATTTTTTCTGTTGACCATGACTACCATCCAACGTATCAAGCACGCTCATTGTGAAAATTTGACTGCTGCTGTCTGTCCTTCTTTACGGAGGGTAGATAGAGCACGATCAATTCGTGAGTACACCACTGACGACTTCGAGCATATTCCTACTCTTCAATTAGGTGAAGACAAAAAGGGAAAAGGTAATGTCAATCAAATTCATCCCACCAAAGCTGATTTTCTCATCGTTCATAAATCAGATAACGAGCACATCGTTGTCACTATGGAAGAGGTGTTCCCGTTGTTGACCCGGCAACACACTGTTCACCCATGGGGGTGCGCTAGCGTAACATCAAAAAAACTATGTAAGGAATACGGACCTTGGTTATCTACAGAGCATCTGAATGATGCTGTTGAAGCTGCAGCGTATCGTGCTCTTAATGCTACTGCATTCAAAGCTCGTCAGGCAAAAGCACGGGATGAGCTGTTTGCCCACAAGGATAGACTGAATGCTATCTAATCAAGACTGTCTAGATTTTCTAGAAACTATTGATTCTAACTCAGTCGATCTAGTACTCACTGATCCCCCTTACTTTATTGGCTTTGATGGTGGTAAGGGTTGGGACAGTCAGTGGTCAAGTGAAGCTGAGTATCTTCATTGGTGTACTCAATGGACAAAAGAATGCGAGCGTGTTCTAAAACCTAACAGGATGTTGCTAGTATTTGGTACTCTCAAGACTGATACTTTTCTCAAGTATAAGTTAGATGTATTGAATACACAGACTTCACTGTATCCCCAAAATGAGATCATTTGGTCTTACAACTGGGGAGGTAGGACTAAGAAGAACTTTGCTCGTAAGCATGAGTACACATGGTGTTACTCAAAGGGTCCTGAATTTCTATTCAATGCTGATGACGTACGCATTGAACGTAAGGTAAAGAAGAACTTGAGGACGGGTGAACCGTACTCAAAAGGTACAATCCCAACTAGTATATGGGAATACAACAACCACACAACATCTGCTGATCATTGTGGTTGGCATCCAACAGCCAAGAACCTTACTGTTCTTGAACGAATGATCCGAGCATACACACATCCCAATGATGTAGTGCTTGATTGTTTCATGGGATCTGGATCTACTGCTATTGCTGCTGAGCGAACTGAACGGCAGTGGATAGGATGTGAAAAAGATCCTGACTATTTTAAACTTGCACAAACCAGAATTAACACACATGCTTTACCCATCACTATTTGATTCCTTCTTTGCTCCGACTAGAGTTATTGTGGTCTCCGAAGAGAGACTCAAGGCTGCTGAGCTGAAGGCAAAAAGAGAACAACTTGAAGCCCTAGACACTAGAATCAAAGATCTAACTTCCTATCGTGAATCCTTAACCAAGGAAATCGAAGAAGCTGATCAACCTCAATCATTAGAAGAGGCATTGACTGGTGGCTAGAACTATTCACAAAACTGACGAACCTGCAACACTTGAGGGTTTCCAGGCTATACTAACTCCTAGTAAGTTTGGTTATTCACTCTCGGCTGTGGTCGATTCTAAACTAATCGACAAGCTAGAAACAGAGAGGTCTGAAGTCCTTAAATGGGCTGAGTCCAAGCTCAAGAACCCTAAGAGATCTACACTCAAACCAGAACCCTGGGAAGAGGTATCTGAAGGGAAGTATAAAATTAAATTCTCTTGGAATGAAGAGAACCGTCCTCCTGTGGTAGACACGGAGGGCACACCTGTACGTGATACAAAAACACCGCTTTATGCTGGATCAACTGTTAACCTGGGTTTCTACCAGAAGCCATATATTCTTCGGGATGGGGTTACCTATGGTAGTTCTCTTAAGCTGGTTGGTGTACAGATTATCTCAGTAAAAAGTGACGCTGGAATAGATACTGGCGATTTAGATGCTAATGAAGTAGCCGAATTATTTGGTACAACATCGGGTTTTAAGACAGCTGACCCTAACGTCACTCCTACCACCGATGTAAATGCCGAAGAAGAGGACGACTTCTAAATTTAGGTCTAAACTTGAGGAGAGAGTTGCTGAACTCCTCCAAATGTTTGCCATTGATTACGAATATGAATCTAAACGAGTACCTTATACCATTCAGCATCATTACTGTCCTGATTTCATACTACCTAACAACGTACACCTTGAAACCAAAGGATATTGGGATGCAACGGATCGTCGTAAGATCCTCGCAGTCAAGAAAGATAACCCAGACTTAGATCTGCGAATGATCTTTCAATCACCATACAACAAAATATCAAAGAAAAGTAAGACGACCTATGCTATGTGGTGTGAAAAGCATGATATACCATGGGCGTCTTACAAGAAAATTCCACTCGATTGGTTACTATGACCAACGAATTTATAAGGCACATGCCGTGCCCTGAATGTGGCTCATCAGATGCTAATTCTGTGTACTCTGATGGGCATACTTACTGCTTTGTGTGCCATACACGTAAGGCAGGGAATGTTGACTTTGTTCACAATCACATGTCGAAAGATGTCCACCTTAAAGGGTCAGCCGAAAGGCTGCAGAAGAGAAACATATCAGAAAAAACCAACTCCTTTTATCGCATCTTTCGTGATGGGAATACTTTACGGTTTCCTTATTTCACAGGTGACGGTATACTTAAAGGTGTAAAAATCAAAACCAAACAGAAAGATTTTATCTATGAAGGAGTTTCCACTGATACCTTATTTGGTCAGCATTTGTTTCCTAGTAGCGGTAAACGTATTGTTATTACTGAAGGTGAGCTAGATGCTGCCAGCTGCTATGAGGCAATGCCTAGTTGGCCAATGGTATCGTTACCGCATGGAGCTGCGAGTGCTAAGAAAGATATACAAAAACAAATCCCATTATTTCAAGGCTATGATGAGATCGTATTGTTCTTCGATGCTGACGAGGCTGGGCGTCAGGCGACGGAGGAGGCTGCAAGCATCCTTCCACCTGGCAAGGTCAAGATCGCTCGCCTCCAGGGCTACAAGGACGCCTCTGACGCATTACAAGATGGCAATGCTGAAGCGATTCGAAGAGCGATATGGGACGCTAAGCCCTATAGACCTGATGGAATTATCGATGCAGAAACGTTACGGGATCTAGTAACAACACCACAGAAACCATTCGACCATGAGTATCCGTTCCAAGGACTTAATAAGAAATTACACGGGATCAGGTATGGAGAACTTACAACATTTACTGCTGGCTCTGGTTCAGGAAAGACCTCAATCATGCGTCACATTGCGACTCACCTCCTCGAAAGTGGGGAATCGGTTGGGATCCTGGAGCTTGAAGCAAGCAATAGACGAACAGCACTTGGATTGATGTCCACAGCTGTAGGTAAGAACTTACATATCGGAGAACATGACGAAAAAGAACTTGACGCCGCCTTTTCTGATTCTATTGCCCATTGGAATCTTTATCTTTTTGATGGGTTTGGAAGCTTTGATCCAGATATCATCTATAACAGGATTGAATATCTTGCCACCGGATTGGAATGTAAAGTCATTATTCTAGATCACCTTAGTATATTATTAAGTGGTCTTGAAGGTGATGAGAGGCGGATGATAGATACTACTATGACTCGTTTACGGTCGTTAGTAGAGAGAACAGGGATAGCATTATTCCTTGTGTCACATTTAAGACGTGCTAGTAATGACAATCACTCACACGAAGAAGGAGGAAGAGTTAGCTTATCCTCCCTTAGAGGATCTCATAGTATTGCTCAAATTAGCGATTCGGTGGTTGCCCTCGAAAGAGATCAGCAAGCCGATGCTAAACGAGGCGTTACGACTGTTAGAGTCCTTAAGAATCGTTATTCAGGCGAAACTGGAATAGCTTGTCAACTAGATTACGACTTGTCCACTTGCAGATTTAACGAACATGAAGTTGAACCCGAATTCAACCCCACAACAGACTTCTGAATTACCCGATCCCGACTTAAGAGTTTGGGAACACCCTTGGAATCGGCATATGAAGAAGTTTGATGCTGAGAAAGAATTAGAGAACAGACTTAAAAAACCTAAACCACCTAGTAAAGAGGCAGTAGAACGTGCCAAATTCGTCGACAAAACCTACCACTGGAGTGGGAACGATAGTGTTCGACCTAGAAACAAACGGACTTCTACATGATGCTACCAGGATCCACTGTATGGCACTCCATTGGTGCGAAGATAACCGCACCGAGACGTTCAATGATGAACCGTATGCGAAAGAAGTATCGAGTACCGATAAGAAATACTTGCCTATGGCTTGCGGGTATTCTATTACCACTGCACTCGGTTGGCTCGAAGATGCGGAGTATATTGTTGGTCACAATATTATTGGGTTTGACATACCTATTATTAAAAAGCTCTACCCTTGGTTTAATCCTAGCGGTACTATTGTGGACACTCTTCTTTTATCTAGGTTATATCATCCTAATTTACTCGATATAGATAAAGCACATAATTGGAAACATATGCCATTACAATTATATGGCAGACACTCTCTTGAGTCTTATGGGTACCGCTTAGGCGAGTACAAAGGAAACTTCAGTAAGACTACTGATTGGAAAGAATGGTCTCAAGAGATGGAAGACTACTGTATTCAGGATGTTGCTGTGACTACAAAACTATGCAAACATTTCCACCCATACCTGGATGGGTCACGTTAGAACACCAGGTTTCACAAATCCTTACCCAACAAGAACTCCATGGATGGTACTTTGATGAACATGCTGCACGGGAACTTGAATCGACTCTCAGACGAGAGTATGAAGATACTACGAAGTTATTACGAAACAGGTATCCTTTCATCGCAGGATCAGAATTCACTCCTAAACGAACTAACCGCCGTTCAGGATATGTTGAAGGTTGCCCACTAACTAAACTAAAGGAGCTGAACCCTACATCAAGGGATCATATAGCATGGATATTACGAACACATTATGGTTGGACGCCTACATTAATGACTGCCTCAGGGAAGGCGGTTATAGACGAGACCGTATTGAAAGAACTTGGATCGGATATAGCTCTGAGTTTTCTGAGACTACTGGATCTGACGAAGCAGCTTGGGATGATATCCGAAGGCGTGAACGCATGGCAGAAGCTTGTTACGACGTCTAGTAGGATTCATCACCATTGTTCAGTAGCAACACAAACATTCCGTTGTGCCCACCGGAGTCCAAATTTAGCTCAGGTGCCTAGCGATGAACGATTCAGGAGGCTTTTCACTGCCACTCCTGGTCTCACAATGGTTGGTGCTGACCTTTCTGGTATTGAATTACGTATGCTTGCCCACTATCTTGCGAGATGGGACGAAGGAAGGTATGCGAACGTGCTTATCAACGGAGACATACATCAAGAAAATGCAGATAAAATAGGTATTTCTAGAAAACTTGTAAAGACAGTTACTTATGCCTTCCTTTATGGAGCAGGTAACACAAAAATAGGTCACTCCTATGATAAACAGCTATCTGACTCAAAAGCTAAGAAGAAGGGTCAGGAGATACGACAAGCCTATATTGCTGCCATTCCAGGTCTTAAAGACTTGTTGGCGGCAGTACACAAGGCTAGTGAGAGAGGTTATGTTCGCGGACTCGACAATCGTCGCATCCTCGTGGACTCGGGGCACAAATCCCTTAACTACCTCTTACAAGGATCGGCAGCGATCATTGCAAAAAGATGGATGACATTAACCCATGAAAGACTTCCTGAAAATACTAGACAACTTGCATTCGTTCATGATGAACTACAATTTGAAACCAAAGAAGCAGAAGTTGAAGAAGTAAAAACTCTTCTTGAATCAACTGCTGTAGAAGCTGGTGAATATTATAAAATGAGATGTCCTGTTGCTGCTGAATCAAAAAGTGGTAATACATGGGCAGATGTACATTAACCCACCTATATGAAAATATTATGTGATGCGGACTTTATCGTCTATAAAGCGTGCGCGGCAGCAGAGAGTGAAGTTGACTTTGGTGATGATGTCATTCTTGTCACTAGTAATTTTAGTGATGCCTACACCGCAGCAAAGCGAGAGATTACCAAGCTTCAAGACAAACTTGGGACATTCTCTACTATAATACTGTTCTTTTCTGACAGTCAAAATTTTAGGAAAAAAATTCTACCCGATTATAAAGGGCATCGAAATCGTAAGAAGCCGTGTGGATACAAACGTGTGATCAATGCTCTTGGAAAAGAGTATAAGGTAATCATCAAACCCACACTTGAAGCTGACGATACGATGGGCATTTATGCCACTAAATATCCAGGAAATATTATAGCTTCACCTGACAAGGACATGAAGCAGATACCTGGTCAGTTATATAACTTCGATGAAACATTCACAATCACACCTTCAGAAGGAGCCAAATGGCATCTCATCCAATCACTCGCAGGAGACCAAACCGATGGATATGGAGGAGTTCCTGGAATCGGGGTTAAACGAGCTGTTTCACTCTTCGAAGACAAGGGATACTCCTGGAAAACAGTAGTTGATGCCTTTGTTGAGAAAGACTTAACTGAAGAGGATGCATTAACTAATGCTCGTTTAGCTAGAATTTTAACTGTTGAGGATTACGACTTTGAAAAAAGAAAACCTAAACTATGGTCCCCCACCGCCAGTTACAAAGTTGACGATGGAACAGGACCTAAAGATGAGACAGATAGAGATAAAACTAAATAGTGGTGAAGTTGATCCCAAAGATATTGCCACTATTTTTTTAGCTCTACAAAAACAGAACTTTGTTCTATGTAATTCCATTATTAATTTAGTAAAATCTTGGCCAACCCCACCGACCCAACCGGTCCATCCTACTACAAACGAGGTTCTACCGATGTTTGGGATTTTATTAGAGACCAAGGATTAAATTTCCACCTCGGCAATGCTATTAAGTATATTTGCAGAGCAGGTTACAAAGATAGCAAGATACAAGACTTAAAAAAAGCAATCCACTATTTAAAAAATGAACTTGAGCATGAAGAGAACCTTTATCTCGGAACAAGCGAAGCAATTCAGGAAGACTTACAATTTGAAAAGCGACCCTTCACGTATGACGAGATCGTATCAGAAGGATCTTATAGTTGAAGAGTTTAAAGAGTTCCTAGAAGCTGACGGTTTTTTATTCAAGCATGGGCAGAACGTTCAATCAGACTGCTTAAAAGAACTTGCTGATTTAGTTTATGTATGCTACCAATACGCTGAGAATATGGGATGGTTTCTTGATGAAGCCTTGAACCGTGTTCATGAAAGCAACATGTCCAAGCTCGATGAGGACGGTAAACCAATATATCGAGAGAAAGATGGTAAGGTTCTTAAAGGACCAAATTACCGCCCACCCGATTTATCAGACTTAATTTAAAATGACCGCAGAACTTATCTCCCGCACTGGTCGGGTCCAATCATGGTTGGATAACCCAGAATCAAGACTCCCAGTGAGCTGCACCGTTTTCGTCGTAGAGGATTCTATGGAGGGAGAAAATGGAATTGAAGCAAGCTGGAGATTCGTGTCTCATGCACTCCGGCATGGAGCAGGAGTTGCAGTACATTTATCAAAGCTCCGTCCCAAAGGAGCAGAAAATGGCAGAGGTCTTACGGCTTCTGGACCTGTATCATTCGCAAAAATCTACTCAGTATTAAATGAAACACTCAGACGAGGGGGGCATTACAAGAATGGAGCTGTTGTTGCCCATCTTGATATTTCTCATCCCGACATTCTTACTTTCGTGCAAACTCCCAGGTCTGAACTTCCCTGGATTAAAAGATGCGTCGACCTTGACGGAGACGACTGGATCAATGCCGGAACCGAAGTTAGAAACACCATCCTTCAAGGGATTAAATCCGGGGACATCTGGCTCAATAAAATAAAATACGATGACAAAGGAGAACGAATCTATGGCAACGTCTGTCTTGAGGTTTACTTGCCCTCACGAGGAACATGCTTGTTACAGCATGTCAATCTCGGTGCCTGTGAACTTGACACCATCGCAACGGCTTTCGGTCAAGGTATGTCCGAACTGTGCGAGCTCCATAGTAGGACAGGTGTTGGAGCAACTGGAGAATATTTGCCAAGTGATACCGACCGTCAAGTCGGATTAGGTGTACTTGGATTAGCAAATCTTTTAGCACGTCATAATGTAACTTATAAAGACTTTGGCGATGCGTTAGAGAAGATTAATAATGGAGACTTTGATCCAGTTGGTACATCATCTAGACTAGCATTTGAAATGTATTGTGGTGTAGTAAGAGCTGCAACAATTGCTAGAGAAAATGATATGGTACGAGCATTTGCTATTGCTCCCACTGCCTCTTGCTCATACAAGAGTCAAGATTTAGATGGATTTACCTGTACTCCTGAAATAGCACCACCTATATCAAATTATGTTGATAGAGATTCTGGTACTTTCGGTGTACAAAGATATAAATATGGTGATGTAGAAATCGCCAGTGAAGTTGGTTGGGATGCTTATTGTAAAGTAGCAGATCAACTAATGATAATGTTAAATAACACGGGACTTCTTCATGGATACTCATTCAACTCTTGGAGTGATGTTGTAACCTACGACAATGCGTTCGTGGAAGAGTGGCTGCTATCACCGCAGACCTCCCTTTACTATTCCTTACAAGTAATGGGCGACGTGCAAGATAAGACCGATGCGTATGCAGCATTAGATCAAAGCGAAGTCGATGATTACTTACAGGATATACTCGGAAACGAGGCGATAACCTGCGATTGTCAAGAATAATGAGAACACATCCGTATCAAAAATTATTAGATCGAAAAAGAACCTGGACGCCGGTCCAAACCACTAAAGGAGTATGTCGTGAAGGTAGCGAAGAAACCATCAAGCGTGCTCTTGCAATACGTCATATGGAGCTACCAGTTGGTACCTTCATTAAGGATGCACTTGATAAAGATGTTCCCGACGTTGCCAGACCACTTCTAGAATCAAACGTAAAAGACGAAATAAAACATGATATAGCTTTACAGTACATAGTAAATGCTATAGGTGCAGATGAAACTGCAGAAAAAGAGGCTCTTAAGCTGCGAGATGCTTGGGAGTCTCATCCAGACCACACAATTGTAAAAGCATTGGTAGCTGAACGTGCAATATTTTTTGTCCTTCTTCCGTTCTTTCGTTTTAATGGCGATGGTGGTACTCGTACTGTCAGCGCCGACATCTCTCGCGACGAACAAATACACGTTGCCACTAATAGTCTTGTATGTCACGAGCTGGGCTTATCTTGGAGTCAATCTTTGGATAAACTTAGGAAAGCCACCATTAACTGGGTTGTTCAACCTCTAGGTAGAAATACTACCTGTAAATATTTGGACAAAAATTTTTGGTTAGATGCGAGTGATCGATTAATGTATGAGGGTAAGGCACCTGAATTAATTTCCACAAAGACAGCTAGAATGCCAGCATTTTTTGAACATTCAAATGTTAACCTCCCTCAGTACGCTTAAACTCCACTCAGAAAGATTTGAAAAGCTGGTTGCTAGATTAGAAAGTGAATTTCCCTGGCAACCAGTCCACCCTAAAGAAGAGATAACATCTATCATGTACCGAGCAGGTCAGAATAGTGTTATCCGTAGATTAAAAACTCTATTAGAAGAGGAAGACCATGTGTCTCTTTAGACAGAAAAAACAACCAGGAAGCTTCACTCCTGCAGTTGCACAACGGGCTGATACAAGTACTGCTCTTAAATCCATAGAGCTAACTAATGTAGGTAAGACCGCTAATATTCAGTATGGAGCTGACCAACCTAGTGTATCTCAAACAGCCAGAAGACAAGGAGCAAAAGAATTAGCAATCAACCTTGCTGATACAGGTCAAAGACAACCTGAAGCAGAACGTGGAGGTCTGAATATAGCATGATGTATGCACGTGAAAGGTACTCAAAACTAACTGTTAATAGATCACCATTTCTAGATACAGCAATTGAGTGTTCCGAATTAACGTTACCTTATCTTGTACAGCAAGACGTCAGTCATCGTGCTAGTAACATGAAACTAGTACAGCCATGGCAAAGCGTTGGAGCTAAAGCTGTAGTAACATTAGCAGCAAAGTTAATGCTAGCAATGTTGCCACCACAAACTACATTCTTTAAACTACAAGTTCGAGATGACAAACTTGGTGAAGAAATAGATCCATCAATTAGAAGTGAACTTGATTTATCATTCTCCAAAATGGAGAGAATGGTTATGGAATACATTGCTGCCTCTAGTGATAGAGTAGTAGTACATCAAGCATTGAAGCATCTAATTGTATCAGGTAATGCCCTAATCTTTATGGGTAAAGATGGTCTCAAACACTATCCATTACAACGTTATGTTGTTGATAGAGATGGTAATGGTAACATCATTGAGATCGTAACAAAAGAATTAATTAGTAGAAAAGTACTAGGGGATGAGCTCCCTCTCAAGAAACCAAATGACCCTGGTGGTAAAACTGGCTCAACAGAAGACGACGTAGAAGTGTACACTTGCGTTAAATTGGACCATAGTAGTGGTCGCTGGATCTGGCATCAAGAGGCAGACGATATGATCCTCAAAGATAGCCGTAGTACAGCACCGAAGAATGCTAGTCCATGGTTAGTACTTCGATTCAATACCGTAGATGGTGAAGATTATGGTAGAGGCAGAGTTGAAGAGTTCTTAGGTGATTTAAGATCACTTGATGGACTCTCTCAGGCACTCGTAGAAGGGTCTGCAGCAGCCTCTAAAGTTGTATTCTTAGTATCACCATCCTCTACTACAAAACCACAGACATTAAGTCAAGCTGGTAATGGAGCAATTATTTCTGGACGTCCTGAAGATGTGGGTGTAATACAAGTCGGTAAAACTGCTGACTTTGCTACCGCTGCACAGATGGCACAGCAAATAGAACGTAGGATATTAGATGCTTTCCTTGTTTTAAACGTTAGACAATCTGAAAGAACTACCGCTGAAGAAGTACGCCTCACACAAATGGAATTAGAGCAACAACTTGGTGGACTATTCAGTCTATTAACTGTTGAATTCCTAGTACCTTATTTAAACAGAACTCTATTAGTCCTACAACGTAGCAATCAGATACCAAAACTACCTAAGAATTTGGTACGTCCTAAGATTGTAGCAGGTGTTAATGCACTTGGTCGTGGTCAGGACAGAGAAGCTCTCACTACATTTATAAGTACTATTGCTCAGACACTTGGACCTGAAGCATTGATGAAGTTTGTTAACCCTGATGAAGCTATCAAGAGATTGGCAGCAGCACAAGGTATAGACTATCTAAATCTTATTAAGTCTCAAGACCAACTACAGCAAGAAGCTGACGCACAGCAAGCTAATGCTGCAAACCAGGCACTTGTAGGACAAGCTGGTTCTATAGCAAGTGCACCTTTAATGGACCCAACTAAGAATCCTGATGCCAAAGAAGACTTTGCATCAATGATGGGAGGTCTGGGTAATCAACCACCTGAAGAATAAATTATGACCGACACATTAACTTATGATCCTACACCGGCAGATGCCCCTGAATTATCTGAAGAAGAACAGAGCTCATTAGAAGTTGCTGAGAAATTAGGTGAAGAAGAAGGTAATCTACTGGCAGGTAAATATAAAAATGCTGAAGAATTAGAGAAAGCATACACTGAACTTGAAAAGAAATTAGGTGAACGTTCTGATGAATCTAAAGCTGAAACTGAAACTGAATCTGAGGATACTCCATCCATTTCTCCTAATGCTCAGTTAATAACTAGTGCTTCTGAGGAGTTTGAAAACTCAGGAGAATTAACATCTGAGACTTTAGAGAAATTATCTTCAGTAGATAGCAAGGATCTCATCCAAGCTTATCTCGAACTACAATCTAGTAACCCAGAAGAGTCAGCCGAACCTAGTCAAGTAGCAGATTTATCTGATGCAGACGTTAACCAAATAAAAACTTCAGCAGGTGGTGAGGAGTCCTATCAAAAAATAATTGATTGGGCTAGTAATAATTTAGAACCTAATGCTGTACAAGCATTTGATAACATCGTCAATTCAGGTAGTGTAGAAGCCATTCAACTTGCAGTTAATGGACTGAAAGCACAGTATGAAAATGCTAACGGTTACGAAGGCAAGATGATAACAGGTAAAGCACCTCAAAACAGTAGAGATGTTTTCAGAAGTCAAGCAGAACTAGTAGCTGCTATGAGTGATAGAAGATATGATAATGATCCTGCTTACCGTCAAGATATCATTGATAAAATAGAACGGTCTGACAAACTAACATTTTAATTATGGAAAAAACTAAGGCAAGCCGTCCTACAAAGGTGCGGAAGAAGCCCCAGCCTAAAGTTGAGAAACTAAAAACTTTGGAACAAAATGACATAGCAAAGCCTACTAATTTAGTGGGTGAACCTACAGTAGGATTAGATCCTGATTTTGTTACAACAGTTGGACTTGGGAAATTAAAAGTTACAACTGCTAGAGGTTACAAAGACACTAACAATTCTAAGGAGGATTAATTATGGCAGCACCTAAATCTTATGACCCATCTGCTAGAGCTAATGCTATGGTAGTAAAGTATTATATTAAAACAAGCGGAGACCGTTGGTTCATCCCTTACAATGATAATGATACAACAGCTAACCAAGTTACTCGTTGTAGCGCGGTAGTCGGACCAACTGCTGACGGTTCTGTAGCCGGAGCAGCAGTAGTAGCATCATAAATTATCTAAATGACAACCCTTACCTTACAAAGGAATAACTGGAATCGCTTTTGCGAATGGGTAACCAGTACGGATAACCGCCTCTACGTTGGTTGGTTTGGTACCTTAATGATACCCTGCTTAATCACCGCAGCGACATGCTTTATTATCGCTTTCATTGCTGCACCACCCGTTGACATCGACGGGATTCGAGAACCTGTCGCTGGATCACTACTCTATGGTAACAACATCATCTCCGGGGCAGTTGTCCCGTCATCGAACGCAATCGGTCTTCACTTCTACCCAATCTGGGAAGCTGCAACCATCGACGAATGGTTGTATAACGGAGGACCATATCAACTCATTGTGTTCCACTTTCTCATCGGTATCTCAGCTTACCTGGGACGGCAATGGGAACTTAGTTATCGACTAGGGATGCGCCCTTGGATTTGTGTTGCTTACTCAGCGCCAGTGGCTGCGTCTTTCGCAGTCTTCTTGGTATACCCTTTCGGACAAGGAAGTTTCTCTGACGGTATGCCGTTGGGGATCTCAGGAACATTCAACTTTATGTTTGTCTTTCAAGCGGAACATAATATCCTTATGCATCCTTTCCATATGTTGGGAGTTGCGGGGGTATTTGGTGGAGCTTTGTTCGCTGCTATGCACGGATCATTGGTCACCAGTTCCATTGTCAAAGAGACAAGCGATATTGAATCACAAAACTATGGCTACAAATTTGGACAATCAGAAGAGACTTACAACATTGTAGCTGCTCATGGATATTTCGGGAGGTTAATCTTCCAATATGCGAGCTTTAATAATTCTCGTTCTCTTCATTTCTTTCTTGCTACTTGGCCAGTGGTTTGCATATGGCTTACCTCCATGGGAGTATCTACCATGGCTTTCAACTTGAATGGATTTAATTTTAATCAATCCGTTCTGGATGCTGATGGTAAGGTAGTTCCGACGTGGGCTGATGTTTTAAACAGAGCTGACCTTGGAATGGAAGTAATGCATGAGAGAAACGCACATAATTTCCCGCTAGATTTAGCGGCGACACCTGAAACAGTAGGTTAATAGTATAGCGGCGACCTGACCTATCATCCTCGCCCAGTACAACTATTCCAACCAAAATGACTACTAACAAATTTGCAACTGAACCTCAAGTAGAAGTACTCGATGTAGATTACATGGAGAATGCTGAACGTGTTAACGGACAGCTCGCTATGCTTGGCTTTATAGCAGCCATTGGTTCTTATATTTTTACTGGACAAATCATCCCAGGTTTATTTTAAAAACAATAACGCCGCGTCCGTTCATCCTTAATTGGACGCATGAAACCACATCATGGAACGGGGGTGTGGTACTATGGAGGAATCAAATGCAGAACACAAAAAAGCAGAGAACCTACAAGTATCGCGGCGTGCCTTACACCAAAACTACTTAAACATTTTTACACATGAAAAACATAGCACTAGCTCTCGCGTCCGCCTTCGTGACCGCTCCTGCTTTCGCCGGACCCTACGTGAACATCGAATCGAACAGTTCCCTATTAGGTACTGATTATAACAGTACTGTAACTGACTTCCATGTCGGTTGGGAAGGGGGTAACGATAGCTTCGATTATTATATTCAGGGTGGTCCTGCTGTAGCCGCATATGATGGCGAAGACAGTGATACCAGACTCTCTGGTAAAGTTGGAGCCAACATTGCTGCAACTGAGAAGCTTGGATTCTACGGTGAAGTCGCAGTTATAACTGCTGACGAGAGCACCGATGATGACAATTCTTGGTCAACCAAAATTGGTGCAAAGTACAGCTTCTAAATAACATATATCCTTGACCATTGAACTGCTACAGTCCGCTGTAGTAGGTCAAGGATTTTTTTTCACTAGTATGGCGGAACCATACCAGACTCGATTGACTAATAATCATGGCACCTTTTTATTCGAATACAAGTCAAGGTACTATTGCTTACGCTCCTGAAGGTTTTTATAACCAAGGTATAGTTGTAGCAAATGACACCTCTGACCTAGGCTCAAACACTCTAGCTACACAAGCTGACTTAACTATCCCTCTTGGTGGATATGAAAGAGCAGTAGGTAGATATGTTATTTGGTATGATTCTACCAATACCAACGAACTTAAGTTTATTGTTAAAACCGTAGCTCAGTCTGACGGCTCAACTGCTGTTGCAAGTACAATCTACACACAAGCTATTGCTAGTGTACTAGAATCTACTTCTGCTGCAACTGCTGCTGTAGATAAGCTAGAAAGTTCAGGTACTTCATCGACAGATGGTACTGGTGTAGAACTTGAAATCGACATCGGTGCAGATACTACTGGTACACTCCTCACTGTAGACTTTAACGTAGTTGTTACAGCTTCTACAAAGAGTAACCTAGTATTCCAAGCACGTAATACAACAGGAACTGCAAGTGGAACACACCTCTTAGCTGGTTCTCACGTAATGTATAAGAAGTACTAAACTACTTCGGACTGGAGGCACCTCAGAGTCGGACCTCCTTTCCTTTGGCATTGACCCTGTACGCAGGATACTCTTTGCCGTCTAGACGGTGGGAAAGACCACACAACAAATCGATATTTTTTATCCAAGCTTGGAGAGTGTAAACCTTAATCTCTCTATATAATAATGGCTAACGCCACGCAGTCAGTACTTGGTGCCTTAAATAAGGCTGTAACCTCAACTGATGGTTCAGTCGCATATGATACCAAGTATGCAACCTATTTGAAGCTGTTCTCAGGTGAGCTATTCAAAGCTTATGAGTCAGCAACTATCGCACGTGACACCGTGCAACGCCGTACACTTAAGAACGGCAAGAGTCTACAGTTCATCTTCACAGGTAGAATGCAGGCGGCTTACCATACACCAGGAGAACCAATCCTGGGATCCGGTGATCCTCCAGTAGCTGAGAAGACCATCCAATGCGATGACCTTCTCATCTCCAGTGCATTCGTCTATGACCTTGATGAGACTCTTTCTCACTACTCACTTAGATCTGAAATCTCTGCTAAGATCGGTCACGCTCTAGCTGAGGCATATGATAAGAAAGTCTTCCGTACAATTGCACTAGCTGCAAGAGAAGCTCATCCTATCACTGCATCTCCTGGTCCAGAACCCGGCGGTACTCAGATTGAATTGGGTGTAACTAAGGAATATGAAGCACAAGCTCTAGTAGATGCTTTCTTTGAAGCAGCTGCTGTTCTTGATGAAAAGAATCTTCCTAAGACAGGACGTACTGCTGTACTAAACCCACGTCAGTACTATGCTCTAGTATCCCAGGTATCTACAAACATTCTCAACAGAGACTATGGTAACGGACAAGGTAACCTAAACTCTGGTGAAGGTCTTGTTGAGATAGCTGGTATCCAGATCCGTCGTTCTAACAACCTCCCATTCTTGGCTGGTACTGTTAACCCCGTATCTGGTGAGAACAATTCATACAACGGTGACTTCTCAACTCACTGTGGCTTGATCTATCAAAGAGATGCTGCAGGTATTGTTGAAGCTATCGGACCACAAGTTCAAGTAACTGGTGGGGATGTATCCGTTCTTTATCAGGGTGATGTACTCGTAGGACGCCTAGCAATGGGTGTAGGTACACTTAACCCAGCAGGTGCTATTGAACTTACTTCTGCACGTAGCTAATTATGTCTCTCAATCCTGGTACATCTACGACTATAACCAGAGTTAAAGGGAACGGTGCTAGTCTCAGTGGAATCGGTCAAGTTGATCAATCAAAGACCATCAACCCACCTACTCCTTTGGAGTACGGTAGGAAGCACTTGAGTCCTGCTAACATAGGTACAGTCTCTTAATTAATTAAATATTATGGCAGTCCCAACAGCAGTTGGAGAGTACGGTTCTTGTCAAGGTACAGAAACACGTATCTCTCCATCTAAAACAAGTGGTGGTGCAACGCCTTCGGCAGTAGCATCTACTACAAAAAATTTACGTTTAGCATATAGTTCCGTCGGAGGTTCCGGCGTACTAGATACATGCGCGGTGGTTACAGCTCAGCTGCAATAACCATATTCACATAAGGGGGTCTTCGGACTCCCTTTTTTTATTCACAAATATTTATACCTATGGCTTCCACGACAATTGATACCGAGACCGAACTCTCCGCAGTAAACTCAATCCTGGGAGCTATTGGTCAATCTCCGATTACAACGCTAGATGGAAACATTAATCCAGAAGTTTCCTTTGTTTATAATTTATTACGAGATGCTAATATTGATGTACAGAATGAAGGGTGGCATTTCAATACTGAAAAGCATGTGAAATATACACCTGATTCAACGACTGGTAAGATTAGTATAAGTAATGATATATTAAAAATGGATGTTACTGACGGTTGGACTCATAGAGAGTACGACGTAGTAAAAAGAGATGGATACTTATATGATAAATTCGATCACACAGATGACTGGTCAGATCTTACATCCATAAATTTAGATGTAGTAAGATTGTTTTCTTATGAAGATCTACCTGCTCCATTCCAAAGATATATAATATACAAAGCTTCTACACGAGCAGCTACTCAACTTGTTGGCAACCCACAATTAGCACAATTGTTAGCACAACAAGAGGTTATATCTAGAGGTATATGCATTGAGTATGAGTGTAATCAAGGCAACCATTCTATCTTTGGATTCCCTGAAGATACCATCCACACAACTTATCAACCCTGGACTGTATTAAGGAGATAATGGCAGGAATCACACAAAACATCCCTAACTATTATGGTGGGATATCCGAACAACCAGACCAATTAAAGAACCCGGGACAAGTTAAAAACATTATAAATGGAATACCTGATATAACAAGTGGTTTATACAAAAGACCTGGGTCCAAACGAGTAACAACTAACCCTCTTACAAATGTAGCAACTGGTGGTTCTTGGTTTCATTACTATAGAGATGAAACAGAAGGATCATACATAGGTCAAGTCGATACATCAGGGGTAGTTAGGATGTGGAGCTGTGCTGATGGTAGTGAGCAAACTGTTCATTATCATACAGCTGGTCAAGTTTTTGATAGTAGTGATGTAGATCATACAACAATCGCTAATTATTTATCAAAAAATTTATCTGCAAATGCTCCAACTGCTTTAACCTATTCAGATATTACTAGTGCTTCATCCGTAAGTTCTGAAGATATACAAGCTCTTACTATTAATGATACAACCTTTTTAAATAATAGAAAGGTACCTGTTAAAACTTCTGTTGATACTGCTACCTATGCAAGGTCAGGGACTACTGTTACAGTTACACAATCTGATCACGGGTTAGCAACAGGAGATTCTGTACACTTTAATTTCTCAGGTTCTGCAACAGATGGTACTTATACTATCACTAAAACAGACGCAAATATTTTTACCTTAACAGATACTGCTAGCGGTACAATAGCTGCAGGTACAACTGTTACGAAATACACACCTTACACATCACCAAAACCTCACGCTTATGCTGCTTATATTGACCTGTTAAGATTAGAGAATGGTCGTCAATACTCATTAAATATTTTTAATGCTGCTGATGAACACGAGACTAAAACAGCAACAAGTTTAAAACTTATGCATGTAGCATCTGGTGCTTCAGGTGTTTTAACAAACGGTGGTCCTAATGTAGCTTTAGGTAGTGGTGACTGTCCTGGTACTGGTGTACAGGTTTTTACAGGAGAGGAAACAAACCCTACAGCGGTAGCAATAGCTACAAGTCTTGTTAGTACTGGTGCAGATACTATAACTTGGAAATTTCACGGTTTCATTACTGGTGATACTGTAGAGTATACATCTAATGGTACTAATATGACACATACTTCTTCAACAGATTTTACTGATGGACAGAAAGTATGGGTGATCAGAGTAGATGATGATACTATAAAACTTGCATCAAGTTATAGTAATGCTACTGCTGGTACAGCATATAACATTGATGGTGCAGGTAATAATAATCAAACATTTAAAGATTTAAGTGATAAAAGTAATTTATGTTTCCGTATCACTACACAAGGAGCTACAGCCGGTCCATTCGATGATGATACTAATACTGACGCAACATCTTATAGATGTGTATACACTAAATCAGTAGATTTATTACATGGAGGTGAAGACTGGAGAGGTGGAGATACGTGTCATGTAGTACTTGATAGTGCTGTAACAAATTTTGATTATGTAGTTAGAGTTCAAAATAAAGATACAACAAAAGGTAAAGGTAAATTAGGTAATCAAACTTCACCTAAAGCATTTACCTATGACGATGCCACGCTCGCTGCAGCCGGTAAAAGTGGTAAAACCCCACATGGAACACCAAGAGGTTTAATTAGACCAGCTCCTACACCATGGAGCGGTGAGACTTCAATAACTTCAGCTGGTGTTCTAGGTAGTATTGTAGATGAAATAAATAAAATTAAATATGATGATGGGACAGCTTATTTTAATACAGAAATAATTGGTACTGGTTTGTACATATCTTCTGATAATAAATTTTCTGTAGAAGTTTTAAATCCTGATTTGATGAGAGTCATGCAGGATGAAGTAAATGATGTATCTGAACTACCTATTCAGTGTAAGCATGGTTATATAGTTAAAGTTTCAAATAGTGCAATATCAAATGAGGATGATTACTACTTAAAGTTTAAGGGTCAAGATGATATTAATGGTCCAGGTAGTTGGACAGAATGTCCGAAACCAGGTATTGTAAAACAGTTCAACCCATCAACAATGCCTCATGTTGTACAAAGACAAGCTGATAACACGTTCCTAGTTAAAAAATATACTTGGGATAATAGAGCTGTTGGGGATGATACCACTAACTATATACCTTCGTTTGTCAGCATAGATGCTGCTCATCCAGATCATACAGATAATGGTGGGACAAAATCAAATGATAATAGATTTATAAACAAAGTTTTATTCTTCCGTAATCGTCTAACATTTTTATCAAATGAGAATGTTATAACATCTAAGCAAGGAGACTTCGGTCAATTCTGGGCAGATACTGCTTTAACTATTAGCAACTCAGATCCTATTGATATAGCATCTAGTTCAACATTACCGTCAGAATTATTTGATGGTATTGATGTTAATCCTGGTTTGATGGTATTCAGTACTAATGCTCAGTATTTACTAACATCTGATGATACAATATTTAACCCTGATACTGCTAAGCTGAAACGAATTTCATCTTATAGTTATAACAATAAAATACCACCAATTTCATTAGGTACTACAGTTGGGTATGTAGATAGTTCTAATAAAAACAGTAGGTTCATGGAGACTGCGAACGTTGCAACTCAAGGTGAAGCTACAGTTATAAATCAAACTAAAACCGTACCAACATTATTAGCACAAGATATAGATTTATTAACTAACTCTAGAGAGAATGGTTTAGTATTTTTTGGTAAAACAAATAGTGATACAGTTGCAGGATTTAAATATGTAACTATTGGTGACACTAGATTACAAGCATCTTGGTTTAAGTGGAAATTTAATAACCCAATTCTATACCATTTCTTACAAGATGAAGAGTACTATTACCTAGATACAGATAACTTCTTACAAAAAATTAACTTAATACAAGCAACCACAGATCCTAGTCTTGATAAAGATTCGGATAACTACTTACTACATTTAGATAATTATACTACTCTTACTGGTGGTGTTTATAACAGCAGTCTTAATGAAACACAGTTCACAGCTAGTTGGTTATCTAGTGTAACCACTCCAAACGGAGCTTTAGCAATCATTGATGATGATGAAACTGTTACTAGATCTGGTAACTATACTGAACCAACAGTAGATGGTACAACTATCACAGCTTCTGGTGATTGGACTAGTGTCACTGTTCAAGCAGGTTACTTATACGATTATCAAGTTGATTTCCCGAGAATCTATCTATCGAAAAAAGTAGAGAAAGGTCAGATATCTGATATTAATTCGTCATTAATTTTACATAGAATTAATTTAAGTTTTGGAAAACTTGGTACATATGAAACAGTTCTTACTAGAGTAGGTAAGGATACATATACTGATCTCCATGAATGTTCTGTAGTTAATGATACTGATGCTGATGGTGTTCCTTATATAACTCAAGATATAAAAACTATACCAGTTTATGATCGAAATAAGAACGTAAATATAACACTTAAATCTACACATCCTTCTCCTGCTACATTATACTCAATGTCTTGGGAGGGAGACTATTCACCTATGTATTACCGACGTGGTTAAATTAATTCACCCAATTACATTGGAGGCTGCTATTGATGTAGCCTCTAATCTACGTCCAGAGGACCGGAGAGAGGTCGAAGAAGGTCACGGAGTAGATTCGTATACTGCCATCATTTCTAAAGCACAGGAGGGATCCTGCGTGTACTTCAATATGCCTAACGGCAAGACTGCCGGGATGGCTGGAGTTGAAGAAGATGGGCTTATATGGATGTTGACCACTAAAGCTATTTACGATTATCCAATTACATTTGCAAGAGAATCTAAGAGGTATGTAGAACATAACTCAACGAAAACTCTATGGAATATTGCAGATAAACGTAATACAGTACATTTAAAATTACTTAAATTTTTAGGATTCACCTTTGATGAAGAAATCAAACATGGTCCTAATAATCTAATCTTCATTAAATTTTACAAATGATCCAACAATTATTTGACCCTGGAACTGCGCAATATAATCAGCAAGTAAGAGCTTTAAATTCAAAGCGTCTGACACTTGCTATGGCAGCTAATCAAAAATATAGAAATAAAGAACTTGCATTTACACAAGCTAGAGATGCCACAGGAATGGCAAAAACTTTTGCTGATAGTAATGTAAGAAGTGCTGCTTTACAAAATACATACAAGGCTTTCCAAGGGTTTGAAGAATTTGCAAGAGTAAGGGCTGGTCAAAGAGGTCCATCTGGTGAAGGGTCTAGAACAGCTGAAATGGGAAGAACCGCATCATACCAAGCATTATTAGCAAAACGTCAAGATATAGAACATAGTTTAAGGCAGACTTGGGGTGCAGCATATCATGCTAACCTTCATCAAAATGCTGTAAGACAACAAAACGAAGAGATGCGTAATAGGACTCAACTAGGTATGGCACCAACAGCGAAACGTCTGGAAGGTACTAAAGGTACTAACTGGGGTGTAGCTGCATTTAATATAGCTAAGACTGGTCTAAGCCTAGCATCAGGTCTTGGTGAATTTAGTAATAGTAAACTAGGTCAAAAAGTTTTAGGATTAAGCTAATGGCATTATTCAATCAACCAACACATTATAGTGAAGATGTTTCTGCCTTTAATAGACAAATTGATTCTGAAGCAGCTGAATCGGCTAACTACTATAATGGAATTATAAACGCTGAATACGCACACCAACGAGCAAACGCTAAATTATTATCAGAACTAGGACCTTTCCTAGGTGATGCAGCTAAATTTATAAAGAATCAAAGAGCTCTTAACGAAGCTAAGGAAGATGCTAAAGCATTTGAACTTACAGATCAAGAGTTTAATACTAGATATAAAGGTGACTTATGGGAAGCTAAAGAACAAGTAAGTAATAGTATAAAAGCAGAAGAACAAACTGCAGGGACTGAGGTATTAAATACTAACTCTGACCCAATGCTTGCTAAACAATTATTATTAGGTGATCAAGGGCGTGGTAATAATAAACGAATGTTAGTTAGTTTAGGAAATGAATACCCTATGTGGCTAGCTCATGCAGGTGCTAATTATGAAATAACGGCAAATGGGCGTACATTCACAAGAGATACTGCGGGAAGTTACGAAGAATATATGTATGCAACCAAAGCTATCAGACGCATGTGGTTTGAGCAAGCAGTAGGAACTGAAGATAATCCTACAAGTTTATATGACAGACGTAAATACCTACATCAAGCAATGCGTCAAGCAGAAGCTAACGCTGCTACTAAATGGACAAAGGCTCAAACTGACGCCATTGAAACAAATGCAAAATTAAGACGTCAAGATGATTTAAAAATTGATGTCAACCTTAGAGGTGGTATAGCAGTTGAAGAGCATATTAATACTTATGTAGGTGCGTTAGGTGGTTATAGAAATGCACGTCAAGAAACCTTTAATGAAATGGGTGATATGGCTGAGGTAGGTCAAATTTCCTATGAAAAAGTTGAAGCAATAGGTGAGCATTATATATTAGGTCGTGATGGGAATTATCATCAAATTAAAAAATACTGGAAAGAAGACTTTGAGAAATTAAAACAAAAGTCTGTAAATTATCTAGTAGGTAAATACGACTCCGAAAATAATAAAGAAAAAGCTGATATCTTAGCTTACACACTTAACACATTAAAGAATTTAGATAATCAAGAAGGTCCAGTTACAGAAGGTCAACTAGATGACATAGTTGATGATTTTAAAAAGCGTTGGCCAGGACGTCAAGTACCTAATAGAGTAAAAGGCTACTATACAATACAAGATGAACAAGACGATGGAATCGATAAGAGACTGTTTAAAAGATGGCGTAATCAAGAACAACTAACAACTACAGATATACAAGGTATTACAGATCGAGCAACATATGAAAAGTGGAGAGGTAGAGTTAAAGTCTCCAGTATGGAAGGGTTAAGCTCTGCTGATGTAAGTAGAAGAGACGATCGTATTGAAACTCACGTCAATGCGTATACAAGAGAAACTCATGGTTTAACAAGTAAAACAGATAAGTGGAAAGCTAATGTAGAAAATGCTACTGTATTTTTTAATGACGCATATAGAGGTTACATAAAAGCTCACCCTGATAACCCAGGTGATGCATTTAAAAAAGCTTGGAATGATACAAAAAATGAAATAAATAGTGGTGCTTTTGATCAATATGATAAATATGTAACACCTTCAAAAGATGAAACAGCTCTTCAATTATCTAGAACTCTTAACGAAGTAGCTAAAAACCCCTCCCTTATCAACACTACTGTACTGTCTGGAACTGAAGATGCTTTAAAACAAGGTGTAATAAAAATAGAAACGGGAAGAGGTGATGTACCTGGTGTATATAGGCTAATAGCTAATCGTATGAAACCGAATGAATATGGAGCCAGACCGTCTCCTTATCAAGTAATGGCTACACAAGTCGCCTTAGCACAGGCTCAAGATGGGGAAAAAGTTTCTAAAATTGAACCGGCTAAAGTAGATGAAGATGTAAAAAATCAGGTAAAACCAGAAGATCAAAAATTATTATCAAATAAAACTAGTCAAGCTAGAACTAATAGAGTTATACAGAATGCTGAAACATTAGATTTTTTATTAGATAGTTCTAAAAGATATGAGGATTACGATAACATCTTAAGCCCAACTGGTGGAGATGCTCATCTTGATAAACCTTTAACTGAACATACTATTGAAGAGGTTGTACAATTATTAGAGTCAGGACATACAGTTCCTGGTGCCTATGGTTTTTCACCTACTGAATTATTAGAAGCATTACAAGCTACTGGTATGTCTGGTGATAGAGTATATGATGAAGTAACTCAAGATTTATTAACTTTAAGTTTATATAAATCACATATAAATAGGCAATATAGAGGAGGTTTCTATACTGAATTAGTTGATCTAACTCCTTCAGAGCAAGAAAAAGCAGAAACTATAGCTGAAAATATACCACCATTCAACAGAAGCGAGAACCTACTGAAAGCATTACATGGCTACGGCGGTAATGTAGCAGTAACTCAATAATTTACTATGGTAAAACAATGCCCGAATATCCAATTGGCATAGATCCAACGACAATCGATACTGGTGGATTAGCATCAGATGCTACACAAATCGAACAGACGGTGGAGGAACACAGAAAACGAAGAGAAGCGGAAGCTTTAGCTTCTCAACAAGAACAAGCAGCTGATGCACAAGCGTTAGCTGAACAACAAGACCCACGAAATGCTAAGCAATGGGGTGTAGGTGCTGTAGCTAAAGAGCTCTCTTCTGCTGTAACAGGTGGTATAACCTCAGCAGCAGGTTCTGTAGCTACCTTCCCTGAACGTACTGTTGATGCATTATCAGGGGAGATGGCAGAGGTAGGTGTTAAAAACTACCGTCCTGATTGGAACCCATTTGTTGACTATGATAACCCCATTGAAACCAAAACTTGGTGGGGTGATTTATTAAAGAACGGTATACACTTTGGTGTATTAGCCACAGGTACTGTTCTTGCAGCACCTTTAGCTGCTAAAGCAGGTGTTGCTGCAGGCGCAACTAAAGCTGTTGCATGGGGTACTAGAGCATTATCTAATAACTGGATCAGAGCAGCTGCAGTTGGTGCTGTATCTGATGTAGTTTCAGAGCAATCAGATAAAGATAATGCATTAGGTACTTTACGTGATAGATACGGATTTATAGACACTCCTATTAGTACTAATGATGATGACCATCCCGTCGTTTACAAACTGAAGAATGTAGTAGAAGGCATGGGAATCGGTACTATAGCCGATGGTGTCTTCCGTCTATTAGGTAAAGGATCAAGTAAAGTAATCAATAAAATTAAAGCAAGGAATAAAAGTGTAGCAGATCAAACCGTTGAGATGGGAGCTACACAATTAGAATTTCCGGACTTTGGTGGTTATAAGAATAAACCTATAGCTGACCCATGGCAAGGTTCTCCAACATCCAAAACATCAATGGATGAAACTATCCAACTTAACAAACGAGTTAATAAGGAGTGGGGTGCTGAAGAGGGTTCAATAGGTTCAGTCACTACACCAGCTCAATTAAGACGCTGGGGTATAGATGATGAAGAATTAAATAATGTTGCTAAAGAACTATTAAGTGCTGATACTTATCAAGCTTCTATTCGTAGAATCAATGAAGGTCTAAGCACTATGCGAGAAGAGTTTGGCGAGTCCTTAGAAACGGCACAAAGAACTCTACAAGGTCGTAATGCTATTGATGACACACCTGAAGAATATTGGGCTGACTTCTTTGCTAAACAAGATTTTGCGTCTGATGTCGATATGTACAACTGGGTCTCTAAGAATGTAGTTGCAGCTGATTTAGTTATTGGTTCACTATTAAGAGAAGTAAGAGACTTAGGTATAGCAGGTAGAGAAATAGCAGATATAGCAGACCTAGGTGATATAGATGGACCTGCTTCAGCAATCATTGATAAAATCATGGTAGGTCTGACTGAAACTAAAAGATCTAGAATCCTTGCTTCTGATAAATTAAGAGATCTAAATTTAGGTAATCAATCTAAGAAGCAATTAGTTTCAGAAACACTAGCAGAAGAAGTAGCTAAATCTAGAGAATCAATCAAAACTATCCTTAAGTTAGCAGATGATGATGATGATTTAATGAAAGCACTCTTTGAAGTGTTCTCAACCATGAAAGATGTCAACAGTATGGATGACTTCGATGCATGGGCTAGAGCTACTGTTAAAGGAGGAATGGTTGACGGTAAAATAAGAACAGGAGTTGCTGTTAGAGAACTTCAAGGTGTTATGATACATAGCGTTTTAAGTGGTCCTAAGACTCCTATGAGAGCGATTATGGGTACAAGTACCGCAACGTTCTTACGACCCCTTTCTACAGCCATTGGAGCCACAATGAGGTATCCTTTCAGTGGAGATAGTGCTACTATTAAATCAAGTATGGCATCATTAAATGCTATGATGCAAGCAGTCCCTGAAAGTTTTGATTTATTTAAGACAAAACTCAATTCATATTGGAGTGGCGATGTCTCCACAATTAAGACTCGTTTCTCTGAAATAAATAGAGGTAGTGAAAGATGGGAATTACTAAGACGATGGGCTGAAAGCGATCAAGCTACTTGGTCCGATCGTATGGCTTTCCAACTTGGTAATATGGCAAGATCTATGAATGATAATAGTCTTTTTACCTATTCTACTAAGTTAATGGCTGCTACTGATGATGCTTTTACTTATATATTAGGTAGAGCTAAGGCTAGAGAAAAGTCAATGCGTTATGCATTAGATCTTCAAGGTCAAGGTAAGTTACCTGAAATTACACCGGATGTCTTACGTACTTATGATGATAAGTTTTACGGTGAAATCTTTGATGCTAATGGTAATATAATTGATGATGCTGTTAATTTTGCTAAACGTGAAGTTACTCTCACACAAGATCTAACAGGATTTGCCAAAGGACTCAATGATGTATTTGAAGCTACTCCTTGGGCTAAACCATTTTTCCTATTCGCTAGAACAGGTGTCAATGGTCTTGCTCTTACAGCAAAACATACTCCAGGTTTTAATTTCCTGGTCAAAGAGTTTAATGATATAGCTTTTGCTACAATAGATAATCTAGATGATGTAGCCAAATATGGTATTAACACAGCTGAAGAGTTAGCAAATGCTAAGGCTTTGCAAACAGGTCGCTTAGCGATAGGTAGTGGTCTTATCAGTATGGGTGCATGGTCATTTGTCAGCGGTAACTTAACAGGTAATGGTCCAACAGATAGACAGAAACGACAATTATGGATCGATTCTGGTTGGCAGCCACGTAGTATTAAGTTAGGGGATGTATGGGTTAAGTATGATTCTATGGAACCATTTAACCAAATCCTTTCAACTATTGCTGACATAGGAGACCATAGTGAATTAATGGGTGAAGAATGGACAGAGAATCAACTATTGTCGACGGCATTAGTCATCGGTCAAGGTGTTGCAAGTAAGTCCTATCTCGCTGGTTTACAACAGTTTGTTGATTTGTTTGCTGGTCGTACAGGTCAGACAGAACGTATTGTCGCAGGCTTAATGAATAACACAGTACCATTAGCTGGATTACGGAATGAACTAGGTAATTTGTTTAATCCTCATATGCGTGAACTGGGTTCAGGTATAGATCAAGCAATTAGAAATCGCAATAAATTAAGTGAAGCTCTGCCAGGTACGGATCTTCCAATTAAATATGATATGCTGAATGGTCAACCCATCAGAGATTATGACTTCATGACTAGAATGTTTAATATGTTCAGTCCAGTCCAGTTTAACCTAGACCAAGGTCCAGGCAGACAGCTGCTCTTTGATAGTGGGTACGACTTACGTATGTCAACTTATTATTCACCTGATGGATTAAGTTTAAGAGAATCACCAGAAATTAGATCTATGTATCAAAAAGCAATTGGTGATCTGAATATTGAACGGAAACTAGATAAACTTGCTGAAGATCCAAGGGTACAAGAATCCTTAAGATTAATGCAAGGTCATATAAGATCTGGCATGAGAGATCATGATGCTAGTCTTTATTTCCATAACAAAAAAATAGCAAATATATTCGATAGGGCTCGTAAAGAAGCTTGGGCTACCATCCTCCAACAACCTGCTGTACAAGACCTAATCGAAATTGAAAAACAAAAGAATATTAGAGATTTTAAAATTGAAAAACAATCTAGGAATTTAGTTCCTGTTCTCTCAATGTACAAATAATTATGGCACTAACTGAACATACGTATAGTGGAGATGGTACAACTACTGAGTTTGAATACACTTTCCCAACCTTACGAGATACTGATGTTAAAGCTTCTGTAGGTGATGTTACTGTCACAGCTTTTAGTTTACTAACAGGTCCTACAAGAGTTAAATTTGACACTGCTCCTGTATCAGGTAGTAGTAATGTAAAAATATATAGAGAAACAGCTGTTGAAACTGCTTGGGCAGTCTATTCAGCTGGGTCTTCTATTAGAGCTAAAGATCTAAACACAAACCAAGATCAGTTCCTTTACTTTGCACAAGAAAATAAAAACGGAACATCTGGTACAACATCAGGCGCAGAAGATTTAAATATTTATAAAGTTACTGATAGCACTTATGGTGCTGCTGGAAATGGAACAACAGATGATACTGCCGCAATACAGAAATGTATAACAGCAGCTGCTGGTAATGGAAGAGTATACTTCCCTGCTGGTACTTATCTCATTTCAGACACCTTAACAATACCTAGTAACTCCTTCCTTTATGGAAATAGTCCTGATACTACTGTGATTAAAATGTCACCAGCTACGGCTCGTGAAGTGACATTAATGAGAACAGGTACTAGATCAACCACTAGTGATGGGACTAGAACCACAGATGGTGTAAGAAACTATATCACTTTAAAAGACTTTAAACTTGACGGTAACTGTGATACTGCTCATACTGATGGTGTTCTTAGAAAAAACAACAGAGATTTAACTAAGAAAACATTAGATAGTGAGGGTAACGAGACAGATGAATACCTAGTTTGGGGTGATAACCTTTCTATTTGTAATAGTAATTATGTAAAAGTTGAGAATGTACACTCTGTAGATGCATTTAAGCATTGCTTTGATGTAACATCTCCACGTTATCAGAGATCTCCAGCAGGTACTTATGCACTTACATATGACCCTGAACCTTCATCTTATGTATGGTTAGATAAATGCTATGCTAGTGGTTCTGGTGACGATAACATCACTACTCACTACTCACATCATATATGGATAAGTGATTGTCTATCAGAAAATACTAAAGGACACTACGTTAATACCAACGCTAACTGCTATGAAGTTGATGATGGTAGTAGTTTTGTATTTTTATCCAATAACGTAGCTAAAAAAGGTGTAAGAGGTCTGCAAATTAAAGGTCATAACTATGCACCTGCTCCATTTAACGTAACTGTTGATGGTTTAAAAGTTCTAAACTGCACCCGTGGTATAGATGTCAGGCACTCTGGTTGGAAAGGAAAAGATGATAGAACAAATTCTATAGATGAAGATGGTACAACTGAAGCAGTAGATGAAGAAGGTAATGCTATTGAATTTACTGGTGCCAGTGCTTCTGCACGAAATGTTATATTAAATAATATTGACATTATAGCTCCTTTAAATGGAAGAAGGCAAATTAACCAGTATCCACGTAAAGCTACGTTAGAACCTCATGAAATACATACTTATCTTGCTCATAGTGGACTAACAATTAGTTCTTATGAAAATGTTAGTATAAGTAATTTATTAATTAGTGATGGTAAAGATAACGAGAATACTGAAATAGAAGAGGTTAATGTAGTACATTCAGGTACATATAGCTCTGCACCTACTATTACTATTGGAAATGCATGGCAAACAAGTACAGCTTATGCTATAGATGATCAGGTTGTTGCTAACGATAAAGTGTATACTGCAACAACTGCAGCTACATCAAGTGGTAGTACTGCCCCATCTCATACTTCTGGTACTGTAACTTCTGGTGGAATTGCTTGGGAATATGCCGGAGTACAAGCTACAGCAACTGCTACATTAGGCACTGTATTTGAAGGGCGTAACGCTACTACTTCTAAGACTGGTGTATTAACAATAGCTGTAACTAATAAAGGTAGTGGGTATAATAGTATTCCTACAGTAAATTTCACTGCTGGTTCTGGTAGTGATACTGCAGCTGCAACAGCTCACCGTGGTACACGTTCAGGAGCTTATGTAGGATCACCTAATAACGCACCTTATATTGGTCAAGCTTCACCAGTAGTTGATAACGCTTCTGGTTCTACTTATCAATACACTTCATACTCAAGCTCAGCAAGTGGAACAAAGTTCCCAACTAGTACTACATTACGTACTGATAATGCTGCTGGGGTAATTCTTACTAGTTATAAGAATGCTCCTATATGGCTCTATGGTGGTGCTAGAAACGTCAATATGAAGAATATTACTATTGATGGATTCGATGCTTCTGAAAGAGGAATGTCAGTTACAAGTAGTTTTGGTAGGGGACCAACATATCCTGTTACCGCAGCTACTTATGCTAGAAGTAGTACAACTGTAACAGTTACTTCTGCAGCTCACGGTTATGCAGATGATGAATATATAAGATTTGCTTTTGATACTTCTCAATGGAAACCTGGTACGGCATACGCAGTAGATGATAAAGTATATAATAGTGGACGACATTATACTTGTACAGTAGCTGGAACTTCACATCAAGGTGGAACAGGTCCTGTTCACACTTCCAGTACTGCAACAGACGGTACTGTTACATGGACTCATAATTCTACTTCTGCAACAATTGGTTATTATGTAGTAGATAATGCAACTACAAATACATTTACATTTGTAGATCCTGTATCAGGAACTGTTGCTTCGTCAACACCTTGTGTTATTGAAACTGCAAGTGATAACGATAGACAAGTATGGGGTGGTCTAACTGTTGATGGATTCAGTTCAATAGACGGTCCTAAATATCCTATTAGATGGACATCTTCTGCTACTAAATCTACGTACCGTGGTTCTTTAGATAATTATAATATCTGGGCACCTAAAAGTAGAGCACGAAACACTCCTGGTGTATACATAACTAATAGATATTGTAGACTTGGTGAAGGTAGTGTTGAAGGATATGGTCACCCAGCAGATGGAGGTGTTTTACCGAATAAAGTTGTTAAACGTGAAATCGATGGTGAAGGTACAACAGTAGTACCAAGAGTATCTGATGTACATTTACTAGATGAAGGTAATATAGCTAACACTAAAGATTGGTCAATAAATGAAGGATTACGTCAATCCTGGCAAGTCAATTGGTCTAGTGAATACGATAAGGATACAGGCAGATCAA